CTGAAGTATAAAAGTGATTCATATTGTTAACAATTAGTTTATAATTATAGCTCTACTATTTTGTTACTCATTGCGTTTAGCTCGCATAACTCTCTTATTTTGGCTTGTTGCTCTCCCATTTTAAAAAGGTAAGTAGCTAACAACTCCTCGTAAGCGTCTATGTCTACTGCTTGCTTATAAGCTAAGTTAATCAAATTATCTAAATTTTGCAAATGCTTAGTCTGCTCGGTCTTATCCCCTGAGTATTTAGCGAGCTTTAATTTCATATCTCGCACCGAACGCTCAGCCTCTTTACAAATAGCTGGTTTGTTTAATATCTCTTTTGCTTCTTGGTCTGTCATAATTTAAAAAGGTTGGTCGTTACTTACTGCGAATATATCTTTAATTGGGTCTACTACTATCTCCTCAGTAGCGTAGGCGTATTTCTTTGTGTTATGTATATGGTCAAACTCATAAAACCTTTGAGAAGCCCAGTCGATATGCAAGACACACTCTCCAAGCTTTCCGTAATGTTTAGGCTTAACTTTATCTACCGTTATCTTATACGGGTGGTGGTCTTCTTTGCTATCCTTATGAACTACGACTATATTTCTACCGTTGTTATTCCATTCGCTACCGCCCATTAAATCGTAAACACTTGGCTTTTTTACTGACCCGTCTTTTACTTGCTTAGGGTCAGGATTTTTAGGGTGAATAATTATAAAAGAATGCATCTTATTTATATCCATAAATCTGTTTCTTAAAGAAAGTATCTTACGTAAATAGTCTGCGTTAGTTGGCTCTCCTTTGTGAGCTAAGTAGTTCCAAGAGTCTATTACTGCGGAGGTACATTTATTTTCTTTTGCATAGTTCCAAAAGGCTTCAGGCTCTATGTTATGCTCTGCGGAGATAAACTTAAAGCTATCGCAAAGCTGGGTACTATACTTGCTTATTTCTTTCTCGGTAATAGTGTTAGGATAATTCTTTAAAAAAGTCTTACCGGTTAGTTTATGCATCAAATTAGATATTACCTCGGTATCGCTTCCATCGTCAGGCATATAAACGCAATGTCTCCAACCTTCGTTTAAAGTTAGTCCCATCATAATCTCCTTCATAAAAAGAGATTTACCAAAGAAAGGATAACCCGTTATGTCAGTACATCCACCTTTAACAAAAGTTAATTGACTATCAAAAGACTTTAAACCTATTCCACTTCCCTCAGGTACTCCGTTTTTATAAAGGCTCATAAGCTGGTCTAATATTTCGCTGCTTGATTTTATCATAGTATTTGAGTTTTGATTTTAAAGTCTCCCATATTTACAAATCTATCAAGCTTATCAGGTCTTGTAATAAACTCTAAAGTTAGATACTTGTAGTTAAATTCTATGTGGTGTGGGTCTTTGCTTGCGTTGCGTATAGCGTTTACTATATCCTCTTTAGTGTAACCTTCCTTTAGTCTGTCTTTTATCTGAGATTTAGTTTTAGTATTTACTACTCTTGCAGTTTTACCTAAAATAGAATTATAAAGACTTAGCAGTTTACTGCTATCTATTATATTCTCTTCTTTTATCTTATCTTCTTTTATCTTCTCTTCTCTTATGCCTTTTGATTCGCTTTTAATTGGGTTTTGATTCGGTTTAATTTCGGTTTCGGTTGGGTTTATTTTTTCTTTTTTTGGTCTACCTCCTTTGCTTCCATTCTCTGAATTAGTTACGCTTTTATTAGTTGCTTTAGCATATTGAAAGTCCAAAAATTTAATTGAAATAAAACCTTCCTCGTCAATACTAAAAACTCCCTCATTTAATAACTCGTTAAATTCAAGCTCATTATTTAAGCGTTTTAAAAATTGTTCTTTTGTTAGTTTACATTCTCGCTGCCAGTAGTAGCTGCAAATGTTAATGAATAAACCCTGAGCAGATAAACTGCAAAACGATATATCTTTAGTTAGATACTCGGCTGGTTCGAATTGAAAATACGGTAGTTCTTTTGCCATTGTTGCACGTCTTTATTTTTTTTTAATAGAGCCTTAGGGAGGCGATTTAATGCGTGCAACATAAGTGACACCTCCCCGCTTGGCTCAATATTGTTAAATATGAAAAGTCTTTTATAATGTTGCACGGCAGCAAATATAATAATACAATCCGAATAAAAAAATAAATTTGTACTTAAATGAAAATAATTTTAAAAGATTTACCGAAAATAAGCCTTAACAAGTGGTACGCTGGTATGCATTGGACTAAGCGTAAAAATATAAAAGACAATTATACTCTAATAGTTAAAAGCCAGTTTAAGGATGTTCTGCCAGCTTCTCAGAGTTATAATACTGAATACCACTTCACTTTTAAAAGCAGACCCTTAGATGCTTCTAATTGTGTGGCTATGGTTAAGATGATAGAGGACATAATATTTGAGAATGACGGATACAAAGTAATAAAGAGTATATTGATTACCAGTAGCAAAGGAGCTGAGGATATGGTAGCAATAAAAATAAATTAAAAATAAATAAAGTTTTTCTTTTGTATTAAAATTTAATACTTTATTTTTGCCCTCATAATAACAATAACAAAATGAAAAAAACAATTAACTACTACGATTTTAAAAGAGAATTTAATGAATTTGGCAGAGGCAATCAATATTCTACTCAAGGCTTAAAATCTTTATTTGATTACTTAGAGCAGCTAAGTGAAGACTGCGGGACAGAAATAGAGTTAGACGTCATCGCGTTATGCTGCGAGTTTGTAGAGTACGATAGTTTAGAAGACTTTCATAACGAGTATGATAAAAGCGACTATCCTACTTTAGAAGTTTTAACAGACTACACACAAGTAATAAAAATAGATAACGAGTCATTTATAATAGCAGCATTTTAATTATGAACGTAAAAGCAAACCAAAAAGACCGCACCTTTACTATAAGAGTAAAGGATAGTAAATTTAGAACCTCGCAATTTTCAAAAGCTACTTTCGAGGAGCTTGAGCATAATACAGATGCTGACTGGTTTAATTTTTTAGCAACCTCTAATTGTTATTATTTAGTAAAATGAAAAAAGAAATATTAAAAGTAGGCACAATGTTAATGCCTCTCGGTTTTACGGTAGCTTTAGTAGACTGCAAGGTTTACGCAGTTATAAATTTTGTAATAGGTTTTGCTTGTCTTCTTGAACTTATAGACGTAAAATTAAAAGAAAAAAATAAACTTAGAAGTTAACTTTGTATTAAAAATAAATACTATATTTGCATTATGATAATAACACTAACAACGGACGAACAAATAATTTTAGCAGCTATGGTTAACGAAACAATAGCAGAGCTAAGAGAAGCTAAACGTACTTGGGGTACAAGCGACGAGGATAAAGATATGAACTTCTTTTTTGACGAGCGTATAAAAAACTACACAACTTTAAGAGATAAAATAATAATATGAAATTTGAACCATACTTAGGAAAGCAGCTAACGAGAGCGATAAAAGCTAACACTACTCGCTTTGAGCGTCAGGTAGTATCTGAAAAACACTTAATTAGTGTACATACCCTTAACACCGTTATAAGCGGAGAGCGTAAGATTACTAACTTTAACGAGCCAGCTCTAACCGAGATAATAAAAGTAGCTATACGTAACGCCAACAATAACGGCAAAACCTTAGCAGATTACTACCAAAAAAAAGAGGCAGCCAAAGCCACCTCCCTAAACAATCATTAACAATAACTCAGCAAAAATAAACAAAAATGACAATATACAACAAACTTGCCGCAGTCAAAAAAGAGATAGGAGCTATCTCCAAAGACGAAACAAACCCTTTTTTTAAATCTAAGTACTTTGATATAAACGGGCTTTTAAGACACACAGAGCCACTTTTACAAAAAAATGGTCTACTGCTATTACAACCTATAATTAACGGAGAAGTGACCTCGCAAATTATCGATACTGACTCAGGAGAGAGCGTTACAAGTTCAATAGCCTTGCCTAATATGGATGACCCGCAAAAGTTAGGCTCTGCGGTTACGTATTATAGAAGATACACCCTACAAAGTCTTTTAGGCTTACAAGCGGAGGATGATGACGCTAACTCCGCAAGCCAAGCTGTAAAAAGTACTAAGCCTTGGATTAACGAAGGAGATAATACTTGGAAAGCTGCACTCGCTAAAGGCATAAACCTTGCAAAATTAAGAGAGCATTATTCTATCAGTAACGTAAACGCAACTAAATACGAAGATGCAATTAAAGGAATTTAAGCAAAGAGCTTCCTCAGCTGGTAAACTTATGACTAACCCTCGCTCTAAAGGCGAGGTACTAAGTCAAACTACTAAAAGCCATTTAGAGGAGTGGTTAAAGTCTGAGATATACGGCATACGCAAGCAAATCAAAAGCAAGTATCTTGACAAAGGCAACCAAGTAGAAGACTCAGCAATAGACTACGCAGCCGCAGAGCTTGGATGGTTATTCGCTATAAAAAATGAAGAGTTTTTTGAGGACGATTACTTCTGCGGTACGCCTGACGTAATACTCGAGGATACCATAGTAGACATTAAGAGTAGCTGGGACTGCTTTACCTTCCCTCTGTTTGAGGATGAGATACCAAACTCGGATTATTTCTACCAGCTACAAGTCTATATGCACTTAACCGGTAAGAGAAAAGCGACTCTTTGCTACGTACTTATGAACACTCCCGAGCATTTAAGCTACGAAGAGCCGCAAGACTACTCAGAAGTAGAGAGTAAATATCGTATAAAGACTTTTAACATAGAATACGATATAGAAGTGATAGACAAATTAATAGAGAGAGTAAAAATTTCAAGAGAATACATAAAGACGTTAATATGAGTGAGAGAATAATGAAGCGAGAGCTTGGCGAAGCCAAGCAGACTATAATCGCTATGGGAATGCTAATTGCAGACTACGAGAAAGCCTTAAAAAAGTGCGGGTATATGGCTGAAAGGATAGAAATAATGAGAAATAAGCATAGCTTAGGTACTACTATGCAAATGAGCAACGGAGAGCCGCTATACTTTGAGAGGATAATGGAGATAGTATCAATGTACTACAACGAAACTAAAGAGGATATAAGAGGCACTAAACGCCCTCGTAACCTTGTAGACGCTCGACATATGTTCTGTTACCTCTCTAAGCAAAACACCTCATCAACTTTAAAAGAAATAGGAGCTTATATCGGAGGCAAAGACCACTCTACGGTTTTACACGCCATAGATAAAATAACAGACCTTTTACAAAGCAATAAATTAATGCAAAGAGATTACAATAAAATAATTCAATTAATAAAATGAAAAACGCAACTAAACAAGTAGAGCAGCTCTTAAGGGATTACCCTGAGACTCGAGACAATTTTAAAAAGTTAATACGTAAAGCATTACAAGAGGTGTACGGAATTAACGTACTATCCGCCCTAATAATTGCAGAGCATTACAAAGCAGTAGAAACTATCTTACGAGCTAACCGTAAAGCCCAGTTAAATAACGAGGAGCTAAGAGGTGTTAAACGCAAGCACCGCAAAGAGGTTATAAGCGAGAATATTAAAAAAGAGTTAGGGTATTAATGAAGCCAGCAATAGAACTATATTTACTAAGCGTTAGAATGCTCACCGCTGCTGATGCGGTGGGCTTGCCTGAGAATGGCTTTAGAAAGTCTATACGCTCCTTCGAGCTTTGGGCAAAGGAGCAGAGCGAAGTCGTAGAAGGCTTAGACTCAGAGGTACACGCCCGAGCAGTCCATAATTTTAACGTAATAATAGATAGCATAGACCACGACACATTATCTTTACCAATAGGAGAATTAACCATAGAAAAATGAGACTAAATATAAAATTAACACTAATAGTAGTTATATCCGCTACCTTATTTATTATGACTTTGGTAAATATAAAGCAAAAGAAAGCTTTGCCAGCTCCAAGAGTTATAACTCTGAGTAACACCGATACCATTTACCAAAAAATAGAAAAAATTAAACTTAAATCCGATACAATTAAAATAAAATATGAAACCAAAATCAATACTTATCGTAACGCTTCTACTACTAACAAAATTAGCTTATTCGCAGACCGTATTAATAGATGAGGCTGGAGATACGACTATCTGCATAACTATACCTCAAATGGATAGGGTCTATATTGAGCTACTGCAAAAGGATAGTTTAATAGAACAAGCTTATTTAAGCCACTCTAAAGAGGTTTTATTGTATCAGGTAATAGATAGTTCCAAAAAAGATATAGAGTCGCTACAATCGCTTGTATATACTATTGACGCCGAGAATATGGGTCTGCATTTAGATAACGAGAAGCAAAAGACTCAAATTAAGACAAATCGAACTATCTCTTTTATTGCTATTGTAACCCTCTTTTTATTTATAGCGTTATGAGCTTCGTTGTGAGCTTAATTAGGAATAGTAAGCAAGTAAAGCAAGCTATTGATTTTAGCGGTATTCAAAATGGCAAAATACACCCTTCAGACATAGACGCAGTATTAGAGTTCGATAACCAGGTTTTAATATTAATAGAGGTTAAGCGTATAGGTAATGATATACCTACTGGGCAGCGTTTATTATTAGAGCGTCTTTGCGACTCTTGGCATACTGATAAAAGTATAGTATTAAAAGTAGTACATAATTTTACAGACGATAACTCTGATATACCTTTAAGGCTTTGCAGAGTTGAGAAGTCTTACTATAAAGGTGTTTGGATAACTAAAGACTCAGACTTAAAAGAAGCTTTAATTTTAATTGGTAAAACTTGGAACGTTAGTAAACTTATTTTTTAATAAGTGCAGTAAAATGCTCTTTTGATACGTAATTATGCGGTATTATACGTATTTGCAACCTAAAGTGTAGTATAAGGTACTTTTATATGCTTTAATGTTGGATATATGACGCATTAAGGCTTTTAATTCGGATAATGTCGGAGTTATACTACTTAATTTTGCACAATAAACCTTGCCGATATATTGTGCATTTTGTAACAAATAATAGTATGTATTTGTTACGAGATTGGTTTTTTATCATTTATAGGCGCAATGCTTGAAATATGGGCGCACGGTTTGGTTTTTTACAAAAATAGTTTGATTATTGGTTTGGGTTTATACAAATAAACTTCACAAAGTGCCTGAATTTTTCCGAAAAATTAATGCAAATTAAAATGTAGTAAGTACCCGAGAGTCAAATACGTTTAAGTACATAACTTCTTTAGCTATTCGGTTGCTATTGCCAAACTCAGTCGTAGCCCTGATATATTGAGTTGTCCAATAAGGCGTTATGTCGTGAAGGTTAAATAGGTAGATACCTTTAGGCGTTGAGTTGATATAGATAGCAGCGTCTGAGTGTTTAGCCGTCTCCTCTATCATAGCGTCATACTTCTTTTTTTCGAGTAATAGGGTGTCGTAATGAGTTTTACGGCACTTCAGCTCTATTCTATGCTTTGCGGCT